CACAACTTCGCGAGGAGGCCTTACCTCATTAAAAAAGCTGAGAGATGAAAATGGGTTACAGTTTGAAGACTCCCATGAATTAAAACTTGATACCGCGGGTACACTTTTGTTATACTATGTATATAATGAAAAATAAAGAGGTAAATATTATGAAAAATTTGATAAATTCAATAAATGCCATTGACAACATGGCAGATTTAAATGTTGTTATAGATGTGATTAGATCAAAACAAAAATCACTTAGAGCTAGTAAAGCGGCAGTAGCGAAAGCTTCTTTTACAGTTGGTGATACAGTTAATATCGATTCTAAAAAAGGGAATCTTGTTGGTGTTATCACAAAAATCAACAGAACAAGAGCGATTTGTGATATCAACGGATCATCTTACAATGTTCCATTTTCAATCATGGCGGTGGCGTCATGAGTTGTCACGCGAATGAAGTCATTCAAGAGAACATTCTAATGACCGTTCTTGATATGGACGAAAGTGATATCATAGAAGAACTAAGTCCAGCTCTTATTGAATCGAAAGGTTTGACTACTTATGATGAATTAGTTGATGAATTAGTTAAACAAAGATATAGTAATCATCCTGACGGGTATGCATAATTGAAAATAACATTAGAAGAATTTCATAAAAAATACGAAGATGTTTATATCTTTCTACAAGATAATGAGAATAGAGAGAATAATCACTTTTTACAAGATGTCTGGTCTCACCTTGTAAAAAAGAGAGAAATATCAATTAAGCAGATTAATGGTATTAGAAATTCAATGATGTATAATCAAAATAAAATAGAAAGAGAAAATCTAAAAGAGTTTCATAAAGATGATGAACCAACAGGTTCATTTGTTGGTGAAGTAAAGAAAAGATATGATATGACACTTAAATATCTTAATGGTAAATCAACAAGTAGAGGATTTTATATTCATACTTTTACAGATAGAAATGATAATAATCTAATGTGTTTTTCTGATAATGAAAGAATTTATTTAGATCAAGAACATAAGTTAGTGAGTGGTGATTGTTTCACCTGTAGAGCGACAGTTAACAGACATTCAGTTAATGATTTTGACCCTACAAATAAATACAAACAAACAGTTTTAAATAGGATTAAGTACAATAAATACTTAGGTAATAAACAACATCAACAGAAAGATGAATGATGATATAGAGTTTTATAAAAAATCTTTAGTCAAAAGGATTTATTTTCTAAGACAAGCACAAGAAAGAGCTCAGAATCCTGAGTGGAAAGCTATGTGGGAGTTGAAGAAAGAACAACTAATGACTAAATATATGAACAGAAAATAAAGAATTTATATTTATACTCAGATACTTTAACTGTTATAAATATAACTAGAGAAGCCAAGATCGGGTGTAGGTGTTCGAAACCTTCGAAGTCTTGGTAACTCGCTTAGTGGAGTCGCCGAATATCGGGATTCTTTTTTAACCTTGCTTAATATAAAGGAGGTCACAATGACTATTAATGAGCAAATCTGGAGAGATTTATCTCCATTCACCGTCGGCTTTGACAATGTGTTTACACAATTGGATAGAGTTCGATCAATACCACAATCTAATTATCCACCTTACAATATTCGTAAAGGTAAAGTAGAAGATACTTTTCTTATCGAATTGGCTGTAGCTGGCTTTAGTGAAGATGATTTAACTATTACAGTTAAAGAAAATAATCTTACTATTGACGGAGACATTGGTGATAAAGATAATGGATTCTTGCATCAAGGAATTTCACAACGAAAATTCAATAGAAATTTTGTTCTATCAGAAGATGTAGTTGTAAAAGGTTCCGATCTTTCAAATGGTATTCTAACCATTTATGCTGAAAGGGTAGTTCCAGAAGAAAAGAAAGCTAGAACTATTGAGATAGGTAGTCTTAAAAAATCAGATAAGAAAGTATTCTTGTCTGAATAACTATGAGCACAGCTGAGATGTGTTTGGGCGGGAGCGTCGTTAATTTTATCTGTGGTTTACAGCCCACCGGAGAAAAAACTTGACATCTCAGCGAATGCTAGTATAATAGATAGTATGTTTAAAAAAATTAAAGAAAAATTTATAACCTTTTGGAATAAAAGTTTTATTGATTCTTTTGGACAAAGATATATAGATTATGAGTATGAAAATTACGAAGATAAATATATCCGTGAATTAAATAATAAAAAAAATCGTGAGGAAAATAAAGATGGGAATTTGGAATAAATTCGTAACTTTTCTAATTGGTGAATATGAACCAAGAGTAGAATAAGCTTCAGGCAAAAGAGCTAGAGATTCAAAAGGTCGTTACAAAGCTGACGACAAATCTACAGCTAATGTAAATGAAGCTTACGCTGATGGTAAAACACCAAAAAGAAAAACTGTTAAAAAAACACCTGCCAAAAGAGGTCGTGGAAGACCTAAAGGCTCTAAGAATAAACCTAAGTAATGAAGTCAGTAGGTTTAATACATATACTAGCTTCTTTGTTTGGTCTAGCTGTAGTAACAAGTGTACTATTAGGATTTAATTTTATAGGTCCTGTACTTGAATATTTAAATACAACAACAGGATTTATTTTGTTGTTGATTTTTGTAGCTTTACTAGGTTATTCTAAGGAAAGATAGTGGCATCATTATTTAGAAAGGCTTTTAGAGAAACAAGAGGTTCTAAGACTAGTTCTATCGGAGTTGGTGGTAGAGGTAGACGAGTTAAAATCGGTACTTCAACTATGAATAAAGCTAAGAAACGAAGTCTAAAGAAATATCGTGGTCAAGGCAGATAATAATATAAATACTCATTATCCGTTATTTGAACAAGGTCTGTATACAGAAGTTGTTCATCAAGACGGTGAAAGAGCTATTAAAATATTACAAGGTGAGTATAAAGATGTAATCTATCAATATGGTAAAATTAATTTTGTACCTAGAGAAGAATCTGAAATACCCACCATAGATTTTGAAAGAGCAGTCCGTTCATGTCCAGAAGATTTGAAAGAATCTATATCAGATGATGAACATTTTAATCAACTTATGGGAAACATTCTCATAGAATTACTAGCCAATCAAGGGTTAGAGGAACTGAAAAATGGAATATAGTAAAGAGTTTAGAATAAGACTCAAAGAAGAAATAACAGCTGATGAAGGTTGTGTATTAGAAGTATACAAAGATCATCTTGGTTATCCAACAGTTGGAGTAGGTCATTTGATTCTAGAAACAGACGAAGAATATGGAGTTGGTGTTGGTACACCGATTACACAAACTAGATGTGATGAACTTTTGTTTCAAGACTTAAATACAGTTTTATCTGAATGTGAGTCACGCTTCAAAGAGAGTTGGACAGTTTGGCCAGAAGAAGTTAGATTGATTATAGCTAACATGGCTTTCAATCTTGGGTTAACTAGATTGGTCAAGTTTCAAAAAATGTTTGCAGCCTTAAACGAAGGTGATTACAAACAAGCGTCCATAGAAGGATTAGATTCTAAGTGGGCTAAACAAGTTTATAATCGAGCTAAACGATTGATGAATCGTTTACGAGATATAGACACAACCGACAAATAAGTCGAAGGATATATTATGGAAATAGATAGACAAATAAGAGAAACACTTATATTGAAATATCAAGGTGAAGTGGCGTCAGCGAAAACTAACATCACTATCTACATGAAAAATTCTGTTGGTATCGGAGAACATTCTGATCTCATAGGTGCCATAGATGAACAACTGGAAAAACTAACAGCGGCAGAAGAAAAACTAAAAGCTGTTCAAGAACATTTCGTACCAGAGAGAGTTGTTTGACAAGAATTAATGTATTACCTGTAGAAGAACTAACCGATCAACATTTGATGGCTGAGTATCGTGAGATATTCATGATCGGTTCAGCTCTACAAAAATCACTATCATCGCCAAATTGGGATAAGAAAAGGATCCCAAAAGAATTGACTTTGGGTACAGGTCATGTCATGTTCTTTTATGATAAAGGTAAATATCTTTTTAAAAGATATGATAAGATTCGAGAAGAATTAAAGAAAAGAAATTTCAATCTAAACAATCAAAGACATTTCAAAACATCTCAGTTTCCAACTGAATACTACAACGATTGGCAACCTACTGATAAAGATTACGCTATACTCAGAGAAAGAATCGAAGAAAGAATTAAACAAAAACCAGAATGGTATAGACATAATGGCAAGTCGCTGTTATAATAGATTATATGCACTACTACACAAACATTAAAAGATATAAAGATTTCATTCTCGCGAGAGGTGTTAAGAACGGTGAGAAGTATATCAAACGATTGAAATACGAACCGACTCTTTATATTCCGACAAACAAACCAACAGCACATAAGTCAATCGCAGGTGAATATTTACAATCAAAGAAATTTAAATCTCCGAGTGACGCGAGACATTGGAAAAAACAATATGATAATACAGGTATTGATATTCATGGTCTTGAACAATGGGAGTATACTTACATAGCAGAGACATATCCTTCAGATATTGATTTTGATATCAAGAAGATTAATATACTCAACATTGATATTGAGTGTGAGTGTGAAAACGGATTTCCTGAACCAACTGAAGCAGAAGAAAGAGTTAACGCGATTACTATGAAACTGTTCGGTCACAAAGAAACTCATGTGATAGGTATTGATAATTTCGAATACAAGAATGATGATCCGAATGTAATTTATCATAAGACTAGACATGAGAAAGAATTACTTCTAACATTCATGAAGATATGGGACGAGTTAGAACCTGACATTATTACAGGTTGGAATGTTGAAACATTTGATATCGCTTATCTTGTTAATCGTATCTGGAAATTATTTGATTGGGATACAGTTCGAAAGTTATCTCCTCACGAATTGATTACATCTAGAGAATGGTTGTATATGGGTCAAAAGAAAATGATATCATACAACATAGCAGGTATCGCGATACTAGATTATCTAGAAATGTATAAGAAGTTTACATATATCACTAGAGAAACATATCGTCTAGATCACATAGCAGAAGTTGAATTAGGTAAGAAGAAAATTGATTACTCAGAGTTCGGAGCGATGCACCTATTCTACAGAAATGATTATCAAAAGTTTCTAGATTATAATATTCGAGATACAGAATTAGTCGAAGAACTAGACGATAAATTACAACTCATGGAATTAGTTATCACTATGGCATATCAAGCGAAGTGTAACTTTGAAGATGTATTTGGTTCAGTTCGATATTGGGATTTGATTATCTACAACTTCTTAAAGAAACGAGGTATGGTTCCACCACCGAAGAAGTTATCTCAAGATTCAAGAATTATCGGAGCGTATGTAAAAGAACCTCATGTCGGACAACATAAATGGGTTATGTCATTCGATTTAAATAGTCTATATCCTCATTTGATCATGCAATATAATATGAGTCCTGATACATATCAGAAAAAGATATTTAATCAAGAAATAAATGTGAAAAAACTTCTAGAAGGTGAAGTTGATCTTAGTATGTTAACTAATACAACAGTTACACCGAACGGTGCATTGTTCAGAACAGATAAACAAGGGTTTCTACCTGAACTTCTAGAAGAAATGTATGATCAAAGAGTCTTGTTCAAAAGAAAGATGATTCAATCACAACAAGAACTAGAAACTATTGATAAGAGTGATACAGTCAAAAGACGAAGATGTGAATACGATATTGTTAAGTATAACAACAATCAAATGGTTAGAAAGATTTCACTTAACAGTTGTTATGGTGCATTAGGTAATCAGTATTTCAGATACTTCAATCGAGAGATAGCAGAAGGTATCACAACAGCAGGTCAGTTGAGTATCAAATGGGTTGAGAAAGCTGTGAATGAATATCTAAACAAATTACTTGAGACAGATACAGATTATGTTGTCGCGATTGATACTGATTCAATTTATGTGACATTTGAGAATTTGATAGAAAGAGTTAAACCGAATAATCCTGTAGAGTTTCTAGATACTATCGCGAAAGAAAAAATTGAACCTATGATTAACAATTCATACGAAGAACTTTCATCTTACATGAACGCGTATCAAAATAAAATGGAAATGGGTCGAGAAGTCATAGCAGATAAAGGTATCTGGACAGCAAAGAAAAGATATATACT